GCAAGAAGGCGAGTATTATCAGCCAAACGATTCACAATGGCATATGGATAAATTAGGTCAAATGTATAAGTTTAATACTGACATTCCAGCAATGAAAGTCCCTGAACGTTCATTATTCATACTACAGGAAATTGGATGTAAAGTTACCCAAAATGAATTTATTACAATTAAAATTCATGATGGTTTATATGACGAGTCAAATAAATTCTATTTTATGTCTGGTCAAAAAGAAACTAGATTAAGAACACATTTACCATTATTAATGCATCAAGCAGATCATATGGCTGCTCAAATTGAATTTGAGTTGTGGAATAATTCAGCTAATCCTTCTTCTAAACCAGCAAATGCTACTAAAGGTGATAAAACACTTAGAACAGCTAAAAAAGTAAATGCACAAAATAACCCAAAATTAGCGTCAGCAACATTAGATGTTATAGATTCATTCTTTAAAGATTAAATATGATAACACTTAGTATAATATTAACAGTAGTTATAACGGCTTCTGCCTTTATAATTAGAAATTTATTTAAACAAACTGAAAGATTAGAAGACATTAGAAAAGAATATGAGGATTTTATCTCTAAACAAAGTGAAGCTATTAATGCTTGTAATGAAAGATTAAATCAAATAGACGATAAAGGAATATTTCGTTCTGATGATGAAATTGGCTGGTTTTTTAGAGAATTAAAACAAATTCAAGAAGCTCTAAACGAGTTTACCGTTAAATAAAAATTAGTAAAAACCACATGTCAAATAAACTTAAGTATGCCCCTAGTCCTCCCCCAGAACCAGAAATTGTAGATTTACCTGAATTAGGACCAAAAAAAAGAGGAAGAAAAAGAACAAAAAAACAATATTTTACCCCAGATACTGATGCAGCTATAAAAGAATACTTAGCTTCATCTAATCAAGATGATAGAGATACTATATTTAAAGATAGAATTTGGTATCCTTTTTATAAATTAGCTGAAAATTTAATTCATACATTCAAATTTTACTACACAGAAGTAGATGATTTAGAAGATTTAAAACATGAAGTAATTTGTTTTCTTTTAGAAAAATTAGATTATTTTAAACCCGAAAAAGGTACTAAAGCATTTAGTTATTTTTCAATTGTAGGAAAAAATTATCTTATTCTTTATAATAATACTAATTACCAAAAGAAAAAACAAAAAGTAGACGTACTAGCAGCAGATGAGGATGATGGTGTTTTACGTCAGTTGGGTAGAGACGGACGTAAACAAGAAATAAAGGATTTTATAGATTATTTTACATTATATACAGACAAACACATGTTTACTATGTTTAAAAAAGATAAAGATAGAAAAGTATGTGATGCTATTAATACCTTATTTAAACGAAGAGAAAATTTAGAAATATTTAATAAAAAAGCACTTTATATTTACATAAGAGAAATGACTGAAGTAGATACTCCTGTTATTACTAAAGTAACTAAAAAATTAAAAGTATTATATAAAAGTTTACATAATGAATATATAGATACAGGATACGTAAGAATCTAAAAAACTCCATATTTATAACAAAACAATATGGATTCATTAAATCAAGTAATATTTGACGATAAATCTTTTGGAGATTTATTAAAAGAAATACACGGTAATCAAAAGAAAAAGGCAACTCAATTAGCATCTTTAATCGCTGAATTGCGTCCTTTAGTTCAATCTTTAGGTGATGCTACTGTTGTAGTTCCATTAATAAAAGAATACATGGAAATAAGTGTTAAAAATGACGACCAACTAATTAAGATGGCGGCTATTGTACAACGTTTATCTACAGGTGCTGCTTCAACAGGGGATGGAGGATTATTAACAGCTGAAGAAATGGACCAACTAATGGATGTAGCAGAAGAAATAGCAAAAACAGTTGAAGAACCTAAACAAATAGATTCACCAAAAGAATTATAAAATGTCACAAGTTGCTGTAAGAGTTAAAGATATTATTCTAAATATAGAACATCCTCAAGCAATTAATTTTGGGGGATATGATGCTATAGGTACTATTTTTTTTACTAAATTAGATGATAATACACCTTTAGAACAAGTATGGACAAATATAAATAATACAGCTAGACCTATTTTTTCATTTTTAAAAAATTATCCTTTAAAAAATGAAATAGTATTAATAATGTCTTCTTATGATAAAAACATATATAGCACAGGAGGTTTTACAAATTATTATTTTCCTAATTTAAATATATGGAATCACCCACACCATAATGCTCTTCCTACTACAAAAGGAATATCAGATGATACCTCTAAAAGAGATTATAAACAAACAGAAAATGGATTAGCAGTAAGACAAATAGAGGATGAAGGTACAAATATAGATTTAGGAGATTATTTTAAAGAACAAACAAAAATTAAACCTCTTTTACCTTATGAAGGAGACACTATAATAGAAGGTAGATTTGGAAATTCAATTCGTTTTGGTTCTACTAATATAGGTGAAAGTATATTAGAAGAAAATAAAAATAGATGGAGTGATAATAGTACAGTAGGAGATCCTATATTAATTATTAGAAATGGCCAATTAGAAGAAACAGATGGTAAAGGATGGGTACATTCTATAGAAGATATAGACGATGATGCATCTAGTATATATTTAACATCTAATCAAAAACTAGATAAATTTATACCTGCTTCTATTTACCAAAAATCTTTTGGAGCTAATTTAAAACAATCTGAAAATATAAATACTTTACTAACAGACCCACCTTTAAATATTATAAGTGAACCAGAAATAGAAGAACAAGAAATATCAGATGAAGAAGAACCAATATTAAATTCTCCACCACCAGTTGTTGAAGAAGAAATACTTGAAGAAGAAATAATACCAGAAAATGTAGCATATTATGATGTAGCTCCTTCAGATAATAATGTAATAGATAAAGATACAGAGATAGAATTAGATGAAAAATCAATAAAATCAATAGCTGATTATAATATAACATCTGAAGAATTAGATAAACCTTTAGGATCTTTTTTTATAGAACCTACTCCAGCTATTTCAGACCAAACAGATTTAGAACAATATACCCCTTAAAATTATGGCAAATTTTTTTTCATTAAAACAATGTATATATTCTTCAACTTTAGATAAAAATAGTATTTTTTATTGTGGGGATGAAGAAGCTAAATTAATAGGGGGGAATGTCCCTGGAGATGATTATACACCAGACAGACCTGATCTTGAACAAGAAACTATTATTACAAATATAAATAATCTTATGAATAAATGTGTTAATCCTATAAAAGCACGATGGCCTGATGTAGTTATAACTTCAGTTTATAGAAGTAAATCTTTAAATAAATATATAGGGGGAGTTGATGAAAGTCAACACATGTATGGATATGCATCTGATTTAGTAAGTATTAATAAACATAAGTCACATGAAATATTTAATTGGGTTATTGATCAAGGTATAGATTTTGATCAAATGATTTGGGAATTTCCTGAAAAAGGTAATGGGATAAATGGTTCTTGGGTTCATATATCTTATAAAAGTGGTAATAATAGAAAAAAAACTTCATTAGCTTCTAAATCATCAGATTTACATAAAAAATATGGAGGAGTTCAAATAGGAGAATACCAACATGATATAAAAAGAGCATATCCTGAATATATAATGGAAGAATCTGAAAATGTAGTACCTCCTGTATCTAAACACCCAAATGCAGATGAAGTAGTAGGAAATAATGGATTTTATGTAACTATAAAAGATCAAATAAGGGGCAATACACAGGTAATATATGTTGAAGTTAAAGATGAAAATATGAATATAATATATACATCTGAAACATATGCTTATAAAAAAGGTATGGAACAACCTTTAATAAATCAAGCTAAAAAACAAATATAAAATGAGTTATAAACCAGACGCCCCAGAAATATATCAAGGAAAGCAAGTAATAATAAATTCAGATAGATTATTATTTAATGCTAAAGACGATGCTATTCTTTTATTTTCTAATAAAGCAATAGGATTTAGTACTAATGGTAGTATTCATTTTGATACTAGTGATAAAAAAGATGGAGATAATGCAAGTAAAGTAGTAATAAATTCCCCTAATATTTATTTAGGATTAAAAAGAGAATATGGAGAAGATATATTACCTACAGAACCAGCAGTATTAGGAGATTATTTAGGAGATATATGGTTGTTAGATTTATTAGAATGTATGGAAGGATTAATTGATGATTTAGTTACAAAAGTCGCATTTATTACAACAGCCCCTGGAGCCCCAACAGGTCCTAATCCTTCAAATAAAGTAATGTTATCATTAAGAAAACAACAAATAGAAGATTTAAAAAATAATATTCAAAATTTTAAGAGTAAAATAACTAAAATAGCGTAAAATGTCATCAACTACAATAAGAAATTTAATAAACAGTCAAATAGATAAACAACTCTATAAAGTTAAAGGAGATTTAAGAAATCAAGGTACTAAACAAGTTCAAAAAGTAAAAGAAAAACTTCCTAATAAAGATGAACTTAAAGATAAATTTATATCTGATGCTTGTGATATTAAATCTCAAGCAAAAGTAACAAAAATATATGAAAAACTTATTAAACTTTTAGATAATTTA